GTTTTGCGGCGGGCATACGGCATGACGTTTTAATTTCACGTAGGATTTTATATTATGCCCGAGCCAAAGGATAATTTACATAGTTGACTGTGTCCGCGCGGCGTTCGCGGCCCGCACGACGCACCAGCTCGCGGGAGCTCGCTGCTGGTGTGCCTGCTGGGCGTTCGCTTCCGCTCTCGCCAGCGGACGGCACACCGCCCCGCCGGGGGGTGCTGTTCGGCCCTCACTGCGCTTCCACCCCCGCCTCCCGCGGGGAGCAATGGAAGGCCTTAAAGGTTTGTGTTGATTTGGACAGTCCATGGACAGAATATAAAATGGAACTGAGAATAAAATGACAGCGAGCGGACGCAACTGGGTGCTTACCGTGAAACATGAGGAGGGCATGGACCTGAAGACGACTGAGTGGCCGAAGGTTGCCAAGTATGTATGCGGACAGAAAGAGATTAGCAGCAAGACCGGTTACATACACTGGCACTTATACATGGAGTTCTCTCGAACAATAGAGATGAAATATTTAAAAAAGAATTTACCATGGGGTGGTGCGGATAGCACACATTGCGAAGTGAGGCGAGGAACACAAAAGGAAGCAATGGCTTATGTCACAAAAGAGAGGACTAGAGTTGAAGGAACCACGTTTACATGGGGAGAGCTCAAGAAGCAAGGCGAACGTAAGGATCTACACGCAGTGGCTGAAGAGGTGGCCAAGGGTGGCGATCTCAAAGAGCTCGAAGCAGAGAACCCTGGCCTCTTTACTCAGTATGGGAGAGGACTAAGGGAATTGGCGATGAATCAAATGCCTGAACCTACGGTTGGGCCCATTGAAGTGTGGTGGCTCTGGGGACCACCTGGAACGGGCAAGACACGAACCGTGTATAATATGTTTGAAGTCAAGGATATATGTAGGGCTTCCTATACAAATGGATCGTGGTGGTTCCCACGATACTCAGCACAAAAATGTATTTTACTCGACGACTACAATGAACACACACTGGGGAACTATATACTGGAACTGTGTGATAAGTATCCGGTGGAACTTAATTATAAAGGTGGCTCAGCGATTCGGCGATGCACTCATATTATAATCACAAGTAATGTTGAGCCTCAAAGGATAAGTGGAATTCCTGCGGCATTCTGGCGACGTTTAACGAAGCTTGAGCACATGCAAGTCCAATTCAAGGATATCTAACTATTTAATTTTAAATATCTTCATCATCTGGTCAAAATGACCAGAAGTGGCTAAAGGTAATACTATACTTTAGCCACAAGTCCGAAATGTCCGGAAGTTAAGAAGCAGATCCCACATTGCTCATGAGATCAAAGAGCTCGACGAAATATGTAATGTGGATTGAGCACATGACTGTGATAGCAGCGCCATAACTACTGTAGTTGTCGGGCATACCTCCAACCGTGACGCCGCAGTAAGCTGCGGTTGATGGATTGGCATTGAGATAAGCGGCATTGGCTGAATCGCCTTTGTATTCTTGTTTGGTTACACCGATAACATTGTTTATTGGCACATAGCGGGTTACAGTGCCACGGCCTGCGGATCCGATGACGCCAAGCATTTTGGCGCAAGCACCTGGACGCATACGCATATCAGAAGGTTTAATGGAACTGGCGAAGTCGTTTTCATTCGAAAAGGTGACAACACCCATTACGTTGTAACTGGTCATGTTCGAGAAGCGGACGGTGACCTTCGCACCATGAACACGGTATTTTTGGTAGAGATAGCCGGCAAGTGTGATACCGTTGCACGCGGTATTTTTCGTGACCGTCCCGAAGTCGGGGTCGTAGATGCTGTTGAGACGGAAGATATTGGAATATGAGGCAATAGAGTCGGCGACTGTGATGTTCCATGATCCTTCCCACGACATCTTGGTGAAGCGACGTGGTTGGAGAGCGAAACCGAGAGTTCTTGGAACCATAGGGCGGATCCCACGGGATACACGCTTTTTACGACGGGTGGTGCGGGCGCGGGGACGACGGGCTGGGGCGCGTTTCTTGCGGTAAGTTTTGCGGCGGGCATACGGCATGACGTTTTAATTTCACGTAGGATTTTATATTATGCCCGAGCCAAAGGATAATTTACATAGTTGACTGTGTCCGCGCGGCGTTCGCGGCCCGCACGACG